AAACTAGCCTATCAACATTGCTTATCATTTTTTACCTTTCAGTATTTCATCATGATTATAAATTGCCATGATTGTGTAATGTATTATTTTCATCAAATCATTACGATTGTATCCACTTTTCTTTCCATATCTTTGTGCATACTTCATAATGTTACCAATACAAAAACCTTCACCATGACCATTGTCCATTATAAATTCAGTTGCTTGAAATTTATTTCTGGAGTAATGTTCAGAGTATGTCTTTGCAACATACTCTGAAACATCTTTAAGGATTTTGTCCTCATTATACTTACAGTTTTTAATAGGCATACTGTGTATCGAGAACCTTTTCGATTCCTGCAGCTATGATTGCTTTAGAAGGTGTTCCAAGTCTATAGTTGACTTCACCATCTACTTTATTCTCATAAATGCAGAAACCTCTTTTGCGAAGTGTATGAATTAACTTCGTAGGTGAGGTTAAGTCAAATCTGCTTCTTAAAGTTTTCCAAGAAACATTTTTGCCCTTCATGAGTAGATTTACTACTTTTTGAGTTTTACTTAACTTTTTATACATAATATATCTCCATAACGATTTAAAAACAAATTATAACACAAAATAAACTTATTTGTCAAGTATTACTTTATGTCTATCAAACGAGGTTTCTTTTCCTCTGGAATGATTCTTTCAAGGTCAATAACCAAAAGTCCATGTTCTAATGATGCACCATTTACAACAACATCTTCAGCAAGGTTAAACTTTCTTTCAAAATGTCTTTTTGAAATACCTCTGTGTAGATAATCTTGATCGTCATCTTTAGAAACATCTTTTGTTCTTATAACAAGAACATTTTCTTTGGTTTCAATTTCGATATCATCTTTTTGAAAACCAGCAAGTGCAATTTCAATTTTGTACTTGTCGTCTTTCTCATGAATGATATTGTATGGTGGGTAGCTTTGATTAGAATATGTATTCTCCCATAATCTGTCGAACATTCTATCAAAACCAATTGAGTATGTTTTGACCCTGCTAGGGTCGAGGTGTGCTAATGAATCTACCATTGTATTATCTCCTATTTAGCAAGATTAAAATGTAATACCCGTAAGGCATATTACGATAACTATTTATACAAAAAGTATAAACAAAATAAAAGTTTTTTTTGTTCACGAATTAAAAACTTTTAAAACATATCCGTTCATATGAGGCTACCTAATAGGACCACCTCTGAACCTAAGCAACTTCAGCATACTCAAGTGCTTTGTCTAAAGCGTTGAGTTTAACTTTACGATTTCTACCGTACCATGCAGATACAAGTCTTGAATCGTTTTCTCTACCTTGCAAATGGTCAGTCATGTAAGTAACAGCATTAAATGCTTGCCACCAAGAACCCTCACCATATTTTGCACCAGGCTGAGTTTGTAAGTTATCATGTGCAAGTGAAGCGTTTCTAGAATTTTCACCAAAAACATCATTGAAGTATGCAGTAACATTTTCAGCAGTATATCTCTTTTTACCAAGAAATTGTGCCATTGATTTGTATTGTTCCATCTTTTCTCTTGCAATACCCATTTGTTGTTTAACTTCTTCTGCATCAAATGGTTTTCTATGATTTACTGTTAACATTTTATCTGTACTTTGATTTAAAGATAATGTTAAAGTATTATTACATACAACTCGAACAGGTGTCATTCTGATATCAATACATTTACCAAACTTATGTGGGTTTGTAAATAAGAAATAATTATCAGTAATATCACCATTGAATAATTCAAATGAATCTTTTGTTTTAGCAAGAGCCCAAACAATTTCACCATTTTTCAACGAACCTGCTGTGTGCATTTCCATATCACCTGCATTTACATATTCAGTAAAAAAATCAAATGCTTCTGAATTTTGAACTGGATTCCAATTAGAACCAACAATATCTAAAACAGTATTATCTGATTGTCTTACAAGTGCTCTTTTACCATGCACTTCTGCACCAGATGATGTTGTAATAGTTTCTTTCTCAACTTTCCAATCAAGACCTGCTTTTCTCATAAATTGTTCAGTTGTCAAATCAGCAGGAACTTTCTCTCCAAGACCGTGCCATGGAACTTCACCTGCATAAGCCATTGTTTCTACATTATGTGACATTTTTCTCTCCTTTAGTTAATTAAGTTTATGAGTCCATTATACTTGTTTTGATAACATTTGTCAATACTTATAACGAAAAAAGAATTATTTAAAATCAAGGACTTACTGAACCAGTTCTGTGAAATGTTTCCAGTCTTTAACAAAATGTATATCTTTTCGATATTTGCCTTCATCTTTGTATTTTAAGTTGTAATCATGTTCCATGATAACAGATTTCAGTCCATGTGTCAAACCTGATTCTGCGTGTCTAGGTTTATCATCTAACCAATAATAATTTGTTCCTTTGTATTCTGATAGAGCCTCAAGTTTACTTCCTCTAAATGGTGTCCATACTACTTTTGTAATCGCTTCACCAAAATACTTTTTAAGATTATGTACTCGTAATGCTTTTGAATAATAATCACCACCAAATGCAGTTATCACATGAAACTCATAACCATATTCTTCATGTAATCTTTTTATACCTGCAACTGCATCTCTAATTGATGGAACAAATCTTACCCATGCAGAATGATTAAATTCTTGACATAATGCATCATGTTCATCTAAAGTTAAATCATATCGTTTTAATAACACTTGACCATAAACTTCATAAGATTCTATTGGTCTACTTTTGTAACCTCTTTTGTCCATCCATTTAGAAAAATGATTATACCAATCTAAAAGAACACCATCACAATCAGTTAATATTACTTTCTTACTCATGACATTTCTTCTTTTCTTTTTATGGCTTGTTTTAGTTTTTTGTTTGCTTTCTTTTGTGCAAGGTCTAACTTCAATCTAGATGCTAACATTGTAAAGTTTTTACCTTGCATATGATCGTACTCATGTTGAAATACTCTTGATGTTAGTCCAGTAAATTTACCAGTTTGTTCTTTACCTTCCATATCAAGATATGTAAACTCTATAAACTTTGGTCTTTTCAATGCTAAAAACAAAAATGGGTATGTTAAACAACCCTCTGTAAACATTTCTGTTTCTTCTGATTCAAATGTAATTTTAGGATTAATATACAATTCAAATTCATCAGTTCGTAAATTTGTATACATAACAAATGCACGAATAGGTAAACCACATTGATTCGCACTCAAACCTATACCACGATAATTCTGCATAGTCTTTACTAAATTATCTTTTAATTCTTGTGGTGTTAGATTATGTTTTTCTTTTAATTCTTCAATAGTAATCTCTGGTAGTTTAACACTCAAAGATGGACTTGAAGAATCTAATAATTTATATACCATTATAACTCCTTTCTAAACGATATGACTAAAATTCCTTTCTTTCTTAAAATGAACAACACTTCTAAACTTATCATACAAAATATCTTGTTTGTGTGATATAACAAATATATTTTCATCTTGAAAAGTATTTAATATTTTTAAAAACTCATCTGTACCATTTGCATCTAATGAGCTGTCAAATATCTCATCAAGTATTAATAGATTTGTACTTACACTATTTTTCATTTTTGCAACAGCTCTCCAAGTGAATAATAATGCTAAATCTATTCTCATCTTTTCACCCTCTGAAAAGTTTGCATATGAAAATACATCTCTAAATCTTGACTTAATTGTTTCATTAAAATTTTCATCAATATTAAAGTTAACAAAAAAGTCCATACTTGTCAAGTAAGTGTTTATTAACTTATTCATAATAGGTAAATATTGTTTTACAATCTTTGTTTTAATACCAGAATCTTGTAATAAATTCTTTGCAACATCAATGTAAAATTTATCTACATTATATTTTTGTTTTAATTCTTCTAGTGTTTTTAATTCACCTTCAAGCGAACCTAACTTCTTTACATCTTCATCAGAAATATCTTTGTTACTATATTTTGTATTATCTGATTCTAATTTACTATTAAACTTTTTCAATTCATTTAATGATGTTGTAAGTTTTGCAGTTTCTACTTTAATACCATCTAACTTTGTTTTACATTTATTCCATGCAGATAGTTTACCTTTTTCAGTTTTTTCCATATCTGAAAGTTCTTCTAAAGCTTTATCTAATTCTTTTATCTTTGTATTGAAATCATTTATTTTTTTCTGTTTAAATTCATCAGTAATGACTTGTTCGCAAGTTGGACAATCATCATGATCTTTCCACCAATCAATCTGATTATCAAAATGTGATTTCTTGTTTTCTAATTTACCACTTGTTGAATTTATCTTTGTAACTTTCTTTGTACTTTCTTCATATGCAACAGAATCAATATTTTTATTTTCTTTGTCGTATTCTTCTTTGAAAGTATTTAATTCTTTTGTTTTAGTATCAATAGTTTTATTGTTTTCTGATATCTGGTCATTGTTACTCTTAATAATTGATTCTTTGTTTTCACTTAAATCTTTTATATACTTCTTATGTAAGTCTATTTCTTTTTGAGTGATAACCATTTTATTTTCTAATGCAGTTGTATTCTCTAATAGTTCTTTTGCTTTTGTTTTGAGAATAACATTCATTAAAGAAAATATCTTTATATCTAAAATATCTTCAACAACTTCTCGTCTTACTTTTGATGACAATTGCATAAAAGGAACAAATGTTGATGTTCCTAAAATAACAACTTGAGTAAATGAACGATAGTTTAATTTTAGAATATGTTGTTCTAATTGTTCTTGATAATCTTTTGCGGCCGCATCTTGATTCATTAGTGTGTTATCAATATAAACTTCAAACTTGTTTGGTTTCATACCACGAACAATTTTTACATACTTACCATTTGTTTCAAGTTCTATTTCAACTACAGTTCCTGATTCGTTTATTGAATTTACTAATTGTGATTTTGTGATTGTTCGATATGGCCTACCAAATAAACCAAAACATAATGCATCAAGAATGGTAGATTTACCTGCACCATTTTCACCTACAAATAATGTTGTAGGATTTCTATCAATCTGAATCTCTGTAAAGTTATTACCTGTACTTAACAGATTCTTATATCTCACATATTTAAACTTTAACATAAATTATAATTCTAAATCACTCGCTTCAACATATAAAGATTTCATCATACTTGTTAATCTTTTCTTATCAATATCAACATCAAGTTCTTCAATATACTTTTCTAATAAAGTTGTGGTATCTTCTGCATTTTCTACAATTTCATCAGATACATTTTCTGCACTTAAATCAGAAAAATCTTCTACAATCTTTACTTCGTATGTTCCTGCTTTTGTTAAACAAGTGTCAATAAACCTATCAAACTTATACAAATCTTTTTTATTTACAACAATTACTTTTACATACTTTTCATTTAATTGTGTAAAATCAAATTTATCGTAATCTTTGTTAGTATCATCATAATAAACTTTGTGATATATTGTATACGGATTTTCTATTCTTGTCAACTCTCTAGTATCTGTATCGAAAACATGAAAACCTTTTGGGTCTTGATAATCAGCCCAAGTTATTTGATATGTTGTTCCAAGATAAAAGATATGACCATCATCAGACTTCTTGTGAAAGTGACCAGAGAATACTGTATCAAACATTTGAAACATATCTCTAGGATAACCATTTTCAGAAAAATGTCCTTTGTGCATTTCAAAACCATTTATTTCTAAATGACCAAAACAAACTTGTGCATTTGTTTCTTTCATTTGTTTAACAGTATTGTTATAATTTTCTACATTAATCCAAGGAATAAAAAATAAAGGCAAACCATCAAATTCAACAGTCTGACATTCTGAATATATTTTTATTTTATCTGATTTACCATTTACTAATTCATCTAAAGAATTTACATCATTTGTATTTTTATAGAATGTATCATGATTACCAACCAACATATGTAAGTTAATATTCAAATCTATAAATCTCTGAATAAACTTTTCTCTAAAGTCTTTTGCAATCTTATATGATACAAACTTTCTTCTATCCATAACATCACCAAGATGTATAACTGTATCAATGTTATTTTCTTGTATGTAAGGAAAAAATGTATTATCCCAAAACTTGTAGAAATAAGAATTGAAATTATCATTATCATTTCTTGCACCGAAATGAGTATCAGTAATTAAAGCTATTTTCATTCTTTTTTCTTTTTTTCTTCGTCATAAAACTTTTCTAAACCTTTTGGTTCTGTCTTTTTCTTTTTAGGTTTATAGACATCTTCATCAGGTAGATAGTTTTGTTGTAAGTATTCTATAAATTGAGTGTGAGCTCCAACATCATCTTCTTCAGTTAAAATATCTACATTGAGATTCTGAATCATTTTATGTTTGATGTGTTGTTGTTTTTTCTCTTTCTGTATTCTACGAACAAATGCATAATATATGATTTGTGTAAAATAAGCAAAAGGATTCTTTGATTTTTCAGGATTGAAATTACTTGCATATTGTAGACAATTTTCTATACCATCAGAAATCATCTCATCACGATATGTGTAATTTATAAAGTTTGGTTTGTAAGATAAATGATTTGCAATTTTAAGAAAACATTCACCAATATAATTTGTTACTGGTGGTATACCTTCATCTTCTTTTGCATTATTACATTTCTCTTTCCACTCAATCATAGCTTGTAGAAATTCTTTATTATCTACATAATGTTTTGTATCTTTAGTTGTCATTGTTCTTCCTCACTTACATTGTCATATTATATACTTTTATAATAAAAGTGTCAAGTAACTAAAAAAATATTTAAATTTACTTGACAAGCCTTGACATTTATGATACTATTCTGTGTCGGTTTTGATAAAGTATTAGTGTAATAATTTACTTGGTGATAATAATAATCTAAACTTTTCTACGAGTTCTTCTTCTATTTCATCAAGTTCTTCGTTAGTAGGTTCTTCAACATCTTCTAGAAAATCTTCATCTCTGTTTTTAAATTCAGTATTATATTTATTTAATTTATTTAAACAATATTCATAAAATTTAGATAAACCCTTTTCAGGTTTTGTAATTACTAATATTTTACTAACATCTATTTTGAAAGATTCATCTTCACAGAAATGAATCCATTTACAAAAAGAAATTCTTTCTTCAAGAATACCTCTCTTTTCACTTGGAATACTAACTAATTTTAAAGGATTAGTAATTTTTATATAATTTTTTTCTTCATTAGTTGTAATATCACAAACGATTTCTTCACCACTTGTAAGTTTGAGTAGTCTATGTTTATCTATCATTCATCAGCCTCTGTTATAGTTAATTCACCAGCTTCTACAAGTTTCATAATCATCATATAATGTCCGTTATCTTCTGATATTGGTACATGATAAATTATTCCATCTATTGTAGCTTCTATACTCGAATTTACACCTTGAATTTCTTGTGTATATCTTGCATTTGTAATTTGCATACTAATTCTCCTTACTAGGCTGTGTGTAACTCTGCATCAAATGATGCTCTTGCTAATGCTGAAGCTACATTTGCGGCACTTGACACGCTTCTTATTTGAACCCAATGTGGATTTGTTCCTGAATGTTCAATAGCAATACTACTTCCACCTAACCAACCTCTACCTAGTTTATTATTTGTATAATCATAAGCAGTATAAGTACCAGTAGGATTTGCTCTCATTGTGGTTGGAAAAAACCATTGCTGTGAAAAATATTTACCATTACTGTTACCACTAAAAGTTGGACAAAACCCCCAATAACCAGTTTCATAAAAATATCTATAACATTTTCTTAATGTAGTTTTATATGATTCAAACTCAAATCCTGTTGCAACATCTCCTACTTCTAATTGGCAACCTGTGAAACTAATATTTCCTTCGACACCTTGAAAAAAATTAGTGTCATCAAGAGGTACATCAGTTGAAGTCGCATGATACATAACAGGAGAGAACAATATTGGAGAATAATCATACCAAGTATTTAACTGATAATGTGTAACTGATGTGCCTGCTATTATTGAGAAGTATACACCTATACCGTGTCCGTTATCATTGTTAATAGTTTTATCTGTTTGGCCAGGAATAGTAATTATTTTTTTCTCCCATGTATCAGTTGCATTAATTTCCACAGTTGTAGCATAAAGGTATTGAGCAT